CCGCGAAACCCTGAAGGGCCAGACCCAGGTCGAGGGTTATTCCGAGATGCCACAGCAGGGCTACATGTCGATGACCCTGCGCGACCGCGCCGATGCGACAGTCTACAGCCTGAACGGCAAGACCAACTCGACCCTCACCGCGCAGCTGGCGAACGGCAAAACCGTCTACGGGGCGGGCATGTGGCAGACGGGCGAAATCGCCGTCCGCACCCAAGAGGGCACTTTCTCGATCCGTTTCGACGGACGCAGTGTTGTTGAGAGCATCCCGTCATGAGCGATACTTTGCCGGACGCGACCTTTACTCTGCCTTTGTCCAAGACGATCAACTTTGACGGGCGCGAATACACGCATATCACCCTGCAGGAGCCATCAGTAAAGACGGTCCTGCGGGCCGACGAACACCTGCGGAACGGTATGATGGCGCACGCCCTGCGCAACCGCGAAATTTACCTGGTCGCGTTGACGGCTGCCGTGCCGGTTCCGGTCGTGGAAGCCATGCGGATCTCCGATTTGAACAGGGCCCTGGCCTACATCCTCCCTTTTTTGGAGCTTGGCCAAAAAACTGGCGCGAGCTGAGGGCGCAGCTGGCGCGCTTCTTCCACTGGTCGCCGGCGGCCGTCGAAGACCTGACTGGGCGGGAGCTGCTTTGGTGGTGCGACCAGGCGAACATCATGATTGATCGCGAAAAACGTGTCCGGTAGTCGCGGCGGTTTCGCCGTCCGAATCACCGCTGTTGACTCGGCCAGCAAGCAGATCGACGCCATCAACGCCCGCATCCGGGCGATGCAGGCGCCGGCCGAGCGACTGCAGAAGTCGTTCGGCAAGCTGGCGGACAACACCGGCGTAACCGCGCTCACCAATGGTTTCCGCGGCCTCGCGCGAGAAAGCCTTCAGGCGTTCGAGAACATCGGCCGCGTGGTCGGACCCCTGGGCGCGATCACCGGAGCGGCGAGCGTCGCGGGCCTGGCGCGTCTGACGTCGCAATGGGCGGACTATGGAACGCATCTGCAATTCGCGGCGCAGCGGTCCGGCCTGGCTGTCGGTCAGCTGAGCGCGCTGCAAGGGGCGGCGCGGCTGGCCGGTGTGTCGGCCGAGACCCTGACCTCCGGCATGACGCAGCTGAAGGACAACATCTTCGAGATCAATGCCGGCCGCGGCGCCCCGATGACCATCGCGGCGTTCAACAGCCTGGGTATCACCCTGCGCGACAAGGTGACCGGCCAGCTGCGATCGACAACGTCGGTGCTGCCCGAGCTGGCGGACAAGATCGCCGCCGTCAAAGACCCGACCATGCAGGCGACCTATGCGACCCTGACGCTGGGGGGCGCGGGCGAGGCGATGCTGCCGTTCTTGCGGCTCGGCGCGGCCGGGATGGCGGAATATAGCGAGAAGGCTGTTCGGTACGGCGCGATGAGCGAAAGCGGCGCCGCGGCGGCCAACGAGCTGCGTCTAAGGCAGGCGGAACTGACCCTGGCAACGGAGGGCCTCGGTTACGCGATTTCGGAAAAGCTGGCGCCTGTGATCGGGCCGCTGCTGACCGACCTGGCCGGATGGATCAGCGACAACCGCGATATCATCGGCACCGACGTCGCCGGCTGGGTCAACCAGGCGGTTCCGCAAATCAAGTCCTTCGCGAAGGAGGCCAATTCTGTCGCCGAAGCGATGGGCGGCTGGAAGACGGTCATCGAAGCCCTGATCGGGATTCAGCTTGGCAGCTGGGCGCTGCGCATGGTTGCCGGCCTAAATCCGCTGACGATCGCATTGGCCGGCATCGCGATCACGCTGGACCGGCTCTCGACTTTCGAGCAACGCAGCGGCCCGGCGAATCTGCCGATCGGCTCGCCGCTGTGGCGCGGCATTTCGCGGGAAGAGCAGCTCAATTACGCCAGGTCGCCCGCCGCGCAGGAGTTCCTGCATCCGAACGGCGAGAACCCCAACCCATACCACTGGTACAACCCGGGTTCATGGCTCGACCGGGGGCCTGGACCTGCGGGCGACCCCCGTGGCATCCGCAACAACAACCCGCTGAACCTTGCCTATGTTCCTGGTCAGCCAGGCGTGGCCGGATCCGATGGCCGCTTCGGCATTTATCACACGATGGCGGAAGGAATAGCGGCCGACGAGAAGCAGCTGATCATCAACCAGCAGCGGCACGGACTGAATACGCTGCGCGAACAAATCAATCGCTGGGCACCCCCGAGCGACAACGACACGCCGGCCTACCTCCGCGGCATATCGCGCATGACGGGTATCGACCCTGACGCCCGGATCGACGTGACCAACCCGCAGACGGCTCGCGAGATCATCGGCGCGATGGCCTACCAGGAGAACGGCAGGGCAGTTCCGGACAGGGACATCGCCGCAGGTGTCAACATGGCGCTCGGGCCCCCCGCGACCGTCGGCGGCGGGACCGGCGCCCCTCCGGCAGATACGACGACCACCGTCAGGGGATCGGCGGATCTCAAAATCACCTTGAACGGCTTCCCGCGCGACACGAGCACCGTGACGACGACGGAGGGTGATCTGTTTCACGGTCCGCCCCCACGCGTCGCGCAGGCGATGCCGGCCTACCAATGAGCGAAGCCCTTAGCGGCGCCCTCGGCGGCTCGGCCGCCGGCGCCCTGCTGAACCTCGCCAGCAACCTCGGTCTCGGGCCCTGGGCCTGGGGCCTGCAACAGGCCTCGTGGCGCAGCCTGCCCTTCGTCGTCAAGCAATCGACGATCAAGCGCGGCCGCCGCGTGGTCGTCCACGAATATCCCGACCGCGACGAGGTATGGGTCGAAGACCTCGGCCGGGGCACCCGCGTCGTCTCGTTTACCGGCTACGTCTTGGGCGACAACGTCTTCGCCCAGCGCAACGCGCTCGCGGCGGCGGCCGAAACTGCCGGCACCGGGGTCCTCGTGCACCCCTCGCTTGGCCGCATGAACGCCACGCTGACCGAGTTCTCGGCCAGCGAACGGTTCGACCTCGGCCGCGTGGTCGAGATCAATTTCAGCTTTATTCAGTCCGCCACGGCGCCGGCTTTCCCGACGTCCACGATTGCCACGCAGCTGGCAACGGCCATAGCTGCGGTGCAGGCGGGCCTTGCGACGGTCAGTGATTATACCTCGGCCATCACGACCGCGATTTCCGGCATCAACTCGGCGCTGACATTCGCGAGCAACATCTTCGCGACGGTCACCGGCGCGGTCGGGGGCTTCGTCGGCCTGGCGGGCAGCGTCATCAACGACGCTGGCGCGGCAGCGGCCGCCGTCCTGGGACTGCAAGGCAATTACGGGCGCTACCAGGTCGGGACCAATATCGTGGCCCAGCCGGCGACGGCGACGGTTGCAAGCGTGCTGGCGGCTGTGACGGTCGCCCGGGCGGCGGCCCTCGCTGCCGGCGCCACGCTCTCGGCCACCGTGGACCCGAGTTTGTTGCCCGCCGCCGCGCAGGCGCTCACCGAGGCTGTGCGCGCGGTCGCGCAAGACCCGGCCGACCAGATCCGCATCCTGTCGGCGCTGGCGACATATACGCCCACGGCGCCCCTGCCGTCCTTCGCGCCGATCGGCGCCACGATCGCGGCGATGACGGCCCTGACGACCTGGGTGATGCAGGCGGCGGCGCTGATCAGCATCGCCAACGCGACAACGATCTATCAGCCGACGTCCTACAACGACGCGGTCGCGACTTTGCGGTCGGTCACCGTGCTGTTCAACGCCGGGATACTCGCGGCGGCCGACCAGGGGCTGACCGCCAGTTATCTCGCGCTGCGCGCTCTCCGCGCCGCGGTGACTGCCGATCTGCTCGGCCGCGCCGCGACGTTGCCCCGGCTGATGACGGTCACCTCCGCCATTCCGCGGCCGTCGCTGGCCTTGGCGTACGCCCTCTACGGCGATGCAACCCGGAGTGATCAGCTGGTGAGCATGGCGAACCCGATTTCGCCGCTGTTCATGCCGCTTAGCTTCCAGGCGCTGAGCAGCTGATGGCGACCCCGGACAACACGGTGTCGCTGATGGTCAACGGCCAGCAGATGATCGGCTGGACCGGCGTCCGGATCGACCGAAGCCTCGACCATACCCCGAGCGCGTTCGACGTGGGCCTCACCGACCGAAATCCGGTCAACGCCAACCTGATCGTCGTGCAGCCAGGCATGTCCTGCCAGGTGCTGATCGGGACGGACGTCGTCATCACCGGCTGGATCGACCGGGTGGGCTTCTCCTATAGCCCGCGCGCCCACAACCTGCGCATCCAGGGCCGCAGCCTCGTCGAGGACCTGACGGACTGCTCGGTGACCCCGGATGCTCTCACCGGCGGCCAGATATTCACGTCGTCGCTGTTGCAGCTCGCAACCCAGCTGGCGATCCCCTTCAAGATCAAGGTGAACGTCGCCGGCGGCGCGTCTGTCGCCCTCAGCACGCCAAACGGAGACCCGCTCAAGGTCAATGCGGTCCTCACCGAAACGGGCTGGGAGGTCATCGAGCGGGTCGCGCGCTATGCCGGCCTGCTGGTCTATGACGCGCCAGACGGCAGCTTGACGATCGCGAACGTCGGCACGTCCACCATGGCGAGCGGGTTCTCGGAGGCAAACGTCCTGGCCGCGTCGGCGACGTATTCCGTGGACGAGCGGTATTCGACCTATCTGCCCTGCCTGATGTCGACGAATTTTTACGGCCAGCAGGGCGTCGGCGGCATGTCGTTTCCCCCGGTGACCGACAGCTTCGCCGGCGCATTGACCCGGTATCGGCCGCTGGTGATCGTCTCCGAGCAATTCCAGTGGGGCAAGCCGCAGGCCGAAAAGCGGGCGCAGTGGGAAGCCGCGCGTCGCTACGGGCGCAGCCAGGCAGTGCGGCTGACCTGCGACAACTGGCGGGACTCGGCAAAGACCCTGTGGACGCCTAATGCGTTCGCGCCGATCAACCTGCCGCTGCTGAAACTCACGCCGTCGCAGCCGTGGGTGATCGGCAGCGTATCGTTCGTCAAAGACCTCGATCGCGGCACCGTCGCCGACGTCGTCATGATGCCGCAGCAGGCGTTCCAACCCCAGCCGGAAATCTTGCAGCCGTTTCTGTACAATCCGACGGCGACACCGGGCGGCCTACAGGGTCACGCATGAGCGGCTGGTCGATACTCTGGCAGCGCATCCTGAACACCTTTGCTCCGGGGACGATCACGGGCGTCGACGACACCGGGCCCGTCATGATGCTCCAGGTATCGATCGGCTATCTCGAAGGCAACAGCGCCATCCCGGCCATGCAACAGTTCGGGTTCGCCAGCGTGCCACCGCTGCAAAGCGATGCGGCGCTGCTGTACGTCGCCGGCGATAGGTCGAACGGCGCGTGCGTGGGCACGAACAACCAGGCGACGCGGTTCAAAGGCAAGCAGGTCGGCGAGACGGCCGTCTTCAATGCGTTTGGCATGTCGATCTATCTCTCGACCGCCGGCATCGTCATCAACGGGGGCGGACAGCCGGTCACGGTGAACAATGCGCAGTCTGTAGTGATCAACGCGGCGTCCAGCATCGAGCTGAACGCGCCGGGCGTCTCCACCAGCGCCAACCTGACCGTCGGCACCGGAGCGAGCGGGACTTTCACCGCGGAGGGTGGCGTCAACGTCACCGTCCGCGACGGGATAATCACCAACATCTTCTAGGGATTTGCGACATGCAGCCCCAGGGTCAATCGCTGATAGACACCAGCTATTTCACGTCCCTTACGGCCCAGATCAACGGCATCCAGGGCACCGGAGCGTGCGCGGTGCTGCAAGAGGTCGTCAATGACGCGGCGGCGTCGATCAACGCCGGACTGGCCGCTATCCGGGCGCAAATCACCGCACTGCTGCCGGCCACCCAGCTGCCAACGGCGTCCCTGGGCTCGATTGTGACGTGGATCGAAAATTTCGCCGAGCCGCTGATCAAGGCATACAACAACCTCATCGCCACCGAGGCCGCCATTCTTTCCGCCGTAGCGTCTCTGGTGGCGGCGATCACGGCCGCTGCCGCGCGACTGGTGAGCTGCTCGATCACCATACCGACGATCGCCTGATACCACCTTGGACATCGCCATCGTATGGGACGCCGCGGGCTTTCGCGGCGATTGGGCAGTTGCGCCCAACGGCGGCGACCTGGCCGTCGATCCGGGCGGCTTGCGGTCCGCCGTGCTGCTCAGCCTGTTCACGGACAAAAAGGCGCCGCCCGGGTATGTCCCGCCGCCGGGATCGTTAGCCGACTGGCGCGGATATTGGGGCGACACCTATTCGCAGTTCCAGATCGGCAGCTGGCTCTGGACGCTCGACCGCTCAAAAATCACCGATAACCTGACACTGCTGAACGAAGTCGAAGACATTTGCAGTGACGCCCTGCAATGGCTGATCACCGCCGGTGTCGTCGCGACCGTAACGGTAACCGCCATTTTTCAGCAGCCGGATGTGATCGGCATCCAGACGGTGCTGACACCGCCGCAGTCGCCGCCGCAGACGTTCAACTTCAGCTGGGCTTGGCGAGGGGCATAATTGAATGCCGTATAGCCGGCCGACACTGACAGAACTGCAACAGCAAGTTCTTCAGGACATCAATAGCGCCCAGATCACCGACGCCAGCGGCAACGTCCTGATGGGGCTGCTGCAACAGGCGATCCTGCTCGTCATTGCGAATGCCACGGCCGGCATGAGCTATGAACATTATGGCTTCATCGACTGGATTTCACTGCAAGCCGTTCCATGGACGGCGACCGACGAATACTTGGAAGCCTGGGCGTCCCTCAAGGGCATTCTTCGCCTGGCCGCGACCGCGACCATCGGCACCGCGACGTTCGCCTCGATCGGTTCAAACGAAACGACCATCCCGGCCGGGACGGCGATCACCCGCAGCGACGGCACCGATTTCGTAACGACGGCCGACGCGACGGTCGAGGGCGGCAGCGTCACGGTCACGATGCAGGCCGTCAACACCGGCAGCGCGGGCAACTTCACGGCCGGCACGATATTCCTGCTGTCGAGCCCGTTGAGCGGCATCCAGGCGCAATCGACCGCGTCGGCCCAGGTCACGGCCGGCACGGACCAGGAGCTCGATCCGGCCCTGCGGACCCGGATGCTACAGGCCTTCGCCAATCCGTCGCAGGGCGGCGCCAGGGCCGATTATATCACCTGGGCATTGGCTGTGCCGGGCATAACCAGAGCATGGGTCACGCCCCTCGGCATGGGCGCCGGTACAGTCGTCGTCTACATCATGCTGGACATCGCGGAGGCCGAGAACGACGGGTTTCCGGTCGGCACAAATGGCGTCTCTTCCACCGACGATCGCGCTACGGCCGCGACGGGCGACCAGCTCACCGCCGCAAACGCGATAGTGTCAAAACAGCCGGTCACGGCGCTCGTCTTTGTCTGCGCGCCGACCCCGCAACCTGTCGCGTTCACGGTGTCGGGTCTCGGCATGAACAACAATGCGACGATGCAGGCCTCGATCCAGGCTGCGCTGTCGGACATGTTCGATAGGCTCGGGCAGACGGGCGGGACGATTGACCCGCAGACCGGACTGGCCTGGACCGGCATCGAGCCAAGCGACTGGTACGCGTCGCTTGAGGCAATCCCCGGCCTCTCCGAGTTCACCATTCCGGTGCCGGCGGCGCCGATACTGCCCGCGACTGGCGCTCTGTTCACCCTCGGCGCCTGCACGTTCCAGACCTGATGTCCGGTTCCGGCTCCGGCTCGTCGCCCGAATACACCGCCGAAGACTTCCTGACCGGCTACCAGGGGCTGCTGCCCACGGGCCCGATCTGGCCGCGCGATCCGGATGCGGTCCAAACCCAGGTGTTCCTGGCGCTTTCCCAGGGCTACGCGCGCAACGCGACTTCGGCGCTCGGGCTGCTGTCAGATGCCTTCCCGGTGGCCCCGGTGATGATGCTGCCCGAGTGGCAGGAGACGCTTGGCCTTCCGGACCCCTGCGTCGGTCCCAACCCGCCGCTGGCGCTGGCGCAACAGCAGGTCAATGCGCGGTTCATCGCGTCGGGCGGCCAGACGATCGCCTATTACACGCGCATCGCCGCGGCACTCGGCTTCACGATTACGATCACACAATACGCGCCCTTTACGGTCGGACAGCCGGTCGGGCGGCCACTCTACGGCGAGGCTTGGGCTTATGCCTGGATGGTCAGCGCCAGCGAGTCCGGCCTCTACGGCAACAACGTGCTGAGCTGCGAAATTCAGCGCATCGCGCCTGCCCATACGGTCGTCCAGTTCGTCTTCTCGCCCGAAAACGCCATCGGGATGTGGAGCAACGGCGGCGTCCTGACGCTTTATCCGAACACGGCGACCGGCTGGCCCACGTCCCCGGATGGACTGGCGGCCGGCGCACTCTGGAACAACGGCTTGTCGATGGCGGTCGTGCCCGGTGCGGTGCGCAGCCTGACCGCGGCCGCGATCGTCCTCGGCGACATGACGTCGACCGAATTTCTGGCAACAGGCGGCGGCAACCTGCCGCTCGCCAGTCCCAGCGTCGGTTCTTCGGAACTATGGAACAATGGAGGACTGGTGTGCGTCGCATAACCACTGCCCTATTGTGCGCGCTCGCGCTTTGTTTCTCTGTTGCGGCTGAGGCTCAGACGACGTTTCCGTCGCCGCATTTCGACAACATCCAGATCGACGGTGCTCTCACCGGGGCAACCGTCACGGCGAACGGGACCTCGACGACCAATACCGTCCCGGTCTGGATGGGCTATCTGGCGGGACAGCCGAACCCGAATCCCGTGGTGTTCAACGGCCTGGTGTCCGGCGCCGGGTTTACCTCGATGTTCGCCGCGCCGCCGGCGATCGGCGGCACCACGCCGGCCCCTGGCAGCTTCAGCTCGCTCAACGCGTCGGGCGCTGTCGCGGGCGCTGGGTTCACCTCGATGTTCGCCGCGCCGCCGGCGATCGGCACCACGACCCCGGCCGCCGGTAAATTCAGCACGCTCAATGCGTCGGGCGCCGTTTCGGGTGCCGGGTTCAACGCATTGCTCGCCGCGCCGCCGGCGATCGGCGGCACGACCCCGGCCCCTGGCAGCTTCAGCACGCTCAATGCATCGGGATCTGTCTCGGGTACCGGGTTCAACGCGCTGCTCGCCGCGCCGCCAGCGATTGGCGGCACCACGCCGGCCCCCGGCAGCTTCAGCTCGCTCAATGCGTCGGGTGCTGTCGCGGGCGCCGGGTTTACCTCGATGTTCGCCGCGCCGCCGGCGATCGGCGCCACCACGCCGGCCCCCGGCACCTTCAGCACGTTGAACTCGACTGGCGGCGGCACGCTGACCAGCGAGACCTTCAACGGCGGGGCTATCAACAACTCGGCCATCAACGGCGGCTCAATCACCGGAACCGACGCCTCGGCGATGAATGCGACTGCCGGCGGCGTCGTCAACACGATTGCCAACTGGTTTTCGCTGCTGACCGGGCGCGTTGTCCTCAACAACGCTGGACTGCAGGGGCTGTCCCTGTCCATTCGGTCGGCCGGCACAACGGCTTTCCGACAGGGCTTCACCACGCCCGGCGACGGCGGCGCAGGAA